AAATCGATATGGGAAAAAGGATTAAAAAATTTAACTCCAGAACAAATTAAGCAAGGTGTAGATTTTTGTTTATCTAATTCTGAAAATGAATTTCCACCATCCTTGCCAGAATTTAGAAAATGGTGCTTAAAAGATTTTAGTCTTCCAGATGAATCGGAAGCTTTTGATTTGTGTGTGCGTCGAGAATTTGTGCATCCAGCAGTGAAAATTGCTTTTGATCAAATCCCATCTTGGGATTGGAGAACCGAAACCGAAAAAGCTTTGCGAAAAAGATTTTCTGTGGCTTACAAAATGGCAAAAGAAAAATTAAATTTATATTTAATAAAAAATAATGAAGCCATGCAAATAAATGCTTAACTATAAACAATAACGTTACACGTGAAACAAATTTATGAAATGCATTAAATGCGGTTATCCAAAAACAAGTGTTATGCAGGGAAGACAGATTAGTGAATTTAAAATGAAACGTAGAAGAGTTTGTTATAAGTGTTTGCATCGTTATACAACTTATGAAGAGATTGTTAGTTTTAGAAACGGTAGACCTAAATCAAATTGGAGTTAATATGTGGATTAGTAAAAAGAAATTTGAAGAACTTATAGATGCTATATCACAAATTGAAATTGATTTGTTAAAACTGAAAATTTCTAAAGAAATAAGAGATCCTTGGGTAACTAATTCACTAATTGAATTATGTAGAAGAATTGAAAAACTGGAAAATGAAAACAATATCCCTGACACTTCCTTATCCCCCCAGTCTGAACAATAGATGGCAATTATATCGTGGTAAACCTAGAATTAATCCTAAATCTAAAAAGTATCATCAAGATATCTATTTTCTTGCTAAAGCAGAGAAATGGCCTAGGTTTGGCAATATGAAACTTAAAATACATGTAGATGTTTACTCGCCTGATAATCGTAAACGAGATTTAGATAACCTCGGTAAAGATGTCTGGGACGCTCTCCAAGAAGCTAAAGTCTATGATGACGACTATCAGATAGTAGAATTGACTTATCGCCGTAAAGAGCCTGTAAAACACGGCAAAGTAGTGATTTCAATCTCTCCAGTCCTCACCGACGAAATATAAAAACCGGTGTGCATATAGTACTGTTTTCAATTATTTTTATAAGCCAAAATATAAAATTGACATAATTTTATTATTAATCTTCATGGCTAAGCTTAAAGCATCTCAACGTAACAAACTAAAATCTTCAACTTTCGGATTACCGAAAGAACGTAAATATCCTATGCCTGATAAAAATCACGCAGCGAATGCTAAAGCACGCGCAACTCAAATGGTTAAGAAGGGCAAGCTCAGTCCATCTAGCGCAGCTAAAATTAAAGCTAAAGCGAACAAAGAGTTGGGGAAATAATATTCATTTCACAAAGGTAACTAACCATGAAAAAGACAATGAAGCCTATCGGCAAAACCATGAGCAAGAAACAAATGGAACGCTTTAAGAAAGAAGATAAAAAACAGGATGAAAAGCTCATGAATAAAGTAATGAAGAAAAGAGGTAAATAATGCCTATTTGTTCTAGTTGTAATGGTAGAAAGAAAATAGAAGGTGCTGGATTCATGAAGTATACCTGTGATGATTGCAATGGCACAGGAAGAGAATCTGAGGCTTCTAAGATTCAAGCTGAAATAGATGAACTAAAGTCTAAGCAAGAAGAAAGAGAAAAGCAATTTTCCTGAAGAAGTTTTAGTTCCAAATTGTCCTGTATAAATAGTATCAAATTGGAATAATCGGTTAAAAAGGTTTTATGAATTATGACATAAGTTATCAGTTAAGCGATCTTGGATTGGCCGGATCTTGGAGGCTAACTGATAAACAACAAAGATTCATTTTAGCTTATATAACAAATGGAAATGATAGAAGAAAAGCATTAATAGATGCTGGATATAAAACAAATCCCAAGAATGTTGATATTCATGCATCAAAACTTCTTAAAGATCCTGTAATTAAGAAATACCTTAGAGAAATGCAAGATGAATTGAGAGAAAGAGCTATGTTAGATGCTGAATACATATTAAGAAAACATCAGAAGATTGTTGATCAATTTATTCCAGACTCAGATGAAGCAGTTTTAAACGTAAGAGAAGTGTCGGCTGCTCAAAGCAGTTTGGATGGTATTTGCAGAGTAAATGGATTGTACGCTGCTGAGAAGAGACAGATAGAAACTAAAGAAGCTGATCCAGATATTGAGAAGGCTAAAGAGGTTGCCCGAGAGAAAATCAATGAGTATTGACCAAAAATTGATAGAAGATGCAATTTCATCTGCGAAAATACTTGTGCCATTTTATAAAAAACTACTATGTTCCCAGCAAATGCCAATTATCAAAAAACATGATTCTAAAAGAATGATTAAGAAGAAAAACAAACAATATAAAAAAGATTGTTTATGGTTAACAACACGTATCAATGATTTTAAAAATGATATTAAGGAATATGAGTGTTTGTTATAGATGCATTCGTTTCATTGGTTGAAACCATTGGCGCTTTTTTATTGGTATGGGGATTGATATTTATGTGTTCATTTTTAATACGAATTATTAAGATTGTTTTCAATAAAATACATAAAGTGAAGCTTAAGCCTTCTTTAGAAAACAAAGAAATCATGGATGATAAATTAAACCACTACGAAAGAGAGCGCGTTAAAAACCTAAAAAAATGACCAATGATTCAGAAACCCAAGAACTTCGCATTCAACTCTTAAGCTCATTTATTGAGTTTACGCGCGTATTCTACAAAATCAGAACTGGCCGTACATTTGATATTCCTCATCCTAAATCACGTGAATCTCATTACTTATTAATTGCTAAAGACCTTACTAAGGTATTTAAAGGCGAGACACAAAATCAATTAATTGCTTTGCCTCCTCGTTACGGCAAGACTGAAATGGTTATCCATTTTGTTGCATGGGCATTAGCACATTATCCTGATTCTAACTTTCTCTATTTAAGCTATAACCATACTTTATCCTCAAAACAAACACAGACCATTCGTTCAATCATTGATCTTCCTCTTTATAGAAAGCTATTTGGTATTGAGCTATCAAAAGAATCATCAGCTAAAGATAACTTCATGACTAACTTTGGTGGTTCTGTGGTTGCCGCTGGAGCAGGTGGAACTATTGTTGGTAAAGGGGCTGGCATACGTGGGATCAAGGATAGGTTTGGTGGCTCAATCATTATTGACGATATTCACAAACCAGATGAATCAAGCTCTGAAGTTATTAGAGAGGGTATTAAAGATTGGTATCAAAACACTGCTTTAACGCGTCTTAACGAACCATCCCATACTTCACAAATACTGATTGGTCAAACAACTCATGAAGCAGATCTCGGAATGGAAGTGCGTAAGAAGAAAAACTGGAACTGTTTAATACTTCCCGGTTTAGATGCAGCCAATAATGCTTTATGCCCAGCTATTCATACAAAAGAAATGCTTCTTAAGATGAAAGAAGAATCCCCTTATGTTTTTGCTGCTCAATATCAACAAGATCCTCAGCCTGCCGGGGGCGCTTTATTTAAGCCTGAATGGTTCCACTTAACGGATGAAGATCCAAAGATGTTGGCAACCTTTATTACGGTTGATACAGCTGAAACAGAGAAAGAATACAACGATGCAACAGTATTTAGCTTTTGGGGATTTTATAAGATTAAAGATGCTGTGTTTGATAGTGAACAACATGGGCTGCATTGGATTGATTGCGTTGAAATGCGTGTTGATCCTGCTCAATTAGAAGCTGAGTTTAGAGAATTCTTTAATGGATGTAATAGACATTCAGTGAAGCCAAGTTACGCAGCTATTGAGCGTAAATCAACCGGTACAACCATGTATTCCATCTTAAATAACTATAGAGGAATAAGAGTTATTCCTATCGATAGAATGGGATATACCAAAGATATGCCTGCAGGAATGTTAAATAACAAAACAAACCGTTATTTAATGATGCAACCTTACGTATCAAGAAAGCTTATCTCGCTTCCTAGGTATGGCAAGCATACACATATGTGCATAGAACACATGCGTAAGATAACAGCAAACAATACACACCGTTTCGATGATATCTGTGACACAGCGTATGACGCAGTCAAGTTATCTCTAATAGATCAATCATTTAGCAACCTAATTTCACCATCTAACAATGATGAGCGCCTAAATGTTTATGCAAACAAAATTCAAAAAACTAATCGTATAAGGAGCAAATCCTATGGCTAAGATTTCAGATAAAGTATCAAAAGAACACCAACGTATTAAAAGAAATATCGGATACGCATATGATTGGTTTGTACATAATTACAAATCATTCAATGAAAATAGACGTTTGGTATTCCAATCATCAATTACTCAAGATGAAAAGGGTGTTTTAAATGACCAAATGAAACCAGCTTTGGAATTTGTGATATTAGAATCATTTCTTTCAAGATTATATGGTGAATATTACAAACAAATGCCTAGCATTGTTGTTGGTTCTACAGACGATACGCAAAATGTTGATGCCGTTATTCAAAAAGCAGTCGGAGATCATTTAAGAGCAACTATATTTGATGCTAATAAAAATAGTGCTCAATATAGAGCCTATAAGGATGCAACATCAGGAGGGTACAGCGCATACAAAATATGGACAGAATATGAAAGGGAAAATAGTTTTAACCAAGTTATTAAGTTTGATCGAGTTTATGATGCTACCTTGGTTGGTTTTGATCCTTTAGCTGTAACCCCTCATAAAGGTGATGGAAGATTTTGTTTTGAATATTTCCCTCAAGTTAAAGAAGATTTCCTAGCTGAACATCCAGATATCAATTTAGATGAAATGAGATTTCCACAGGCAAGTGGTAGCAACTTTGAATGGTCATTTGGACAAGGCGATAAAGATATTCTGTTAGTTTGTGATTATTACGAAAAGAAAAAGAAACGTAAGAAGTTATTACAAATAGCTCCATATGATGGATATCCAAATGGCAGAAGCATGTATAAGGAGCAATATGAAAGATTTGTTACAGAGTGGGAAAATTCTGGAAGAATAGAAGCGGTTCCTACTATTGTTAAGGAAAGATGGACAACTACACAGATTATTTGCAGATATCGATTAATTGGAACGCAAATCATAGAGTACAAAGAAACTGATTTTAGATATTTGCCTATTGTTTTCGTAGACGGTAATTCAGTTCTATTAAGAGATTCAGAAGGAGGGCAGGTTAAACAATATTGTCGTCCTTATTTCTTTCATGCAATCGGTGCTCAAAAGCTTAAAAACTATGCTGGTCAGTGCTTGGCTAATGAACTTGAGAATATGGTTCAGCACAAATTTATTATTGCCCAAGAAGCTTTACCAACCGCTGCTCAATATCAAGAAGCATTGTTTAATTATCAAATACCTAATTTGATTGTTTACAGTCATTTCTATAAGGAAGATCCAGAAAAGCCGTTACCTCCTCCACGTGAAGTTGCTAGAACTCCAATTCCTCCTGAGATTACTAATACATTTAATATGTGCGACAACTTGATTCAAATGGTATTAGGATCATTCGATGCAGCGCTGGGTATTAATGATAATCAACTAAGCGGGTTGGCTATTATTGAGGCTGCCTCACAATCTAATGCAGCAGCAATGCCATATGTTATTGGACAACTAGAAGCTTTAACTCAATTAGCTACTATTTATGTAGATTTATTACCAAAATATATTACAACTCCTAGAACTATTCCTATTATGACCCAGGATGGTAAGCGAGATATCTTAGTAATTAATAAAGATGGAATGCAGACATTTAATTACGGAGAAGATGCATTGCAGGTTAAAGTTGAAGCTGGAGTTAGCTTCAATGTCCAAAAATCAAAAGCTATGCAAAATATCATTGCATTAATGCAA